TTGGCCTATCTTTGCGCTGGGGGTGCGCTTGGCATATACCAGACCTAAGACATTACAACGGCACAATGGAAGACGCATACAACGCTTACGTTGATTTGCGTCGATCCCAAGGGAAGAGACCGTTTATTGATGGCCCTCACTTCGAGGTTTCTTAACCACAGGTGGGGCGACTTCTGCGCCTAAAGCTGAGTATGCAGCTTTATCAACCCAAGAATCCTCGTGATCTATCGAGGCTAGTAGGCGTGAAGTCTTGACCCAATCCATCATAAGAGCGACGTGGCCTTCGTTAATCTCACCATGACTAGCGAGAGCCGCGTTGATGATGACGTTCCAGCCTGTCTTGATGCGGTTGAAGTTTGTGACAGCGGAGCCGTAATCTGCTTCCCTATCACCATTCACCAAGTTATTAGCCGTCTCCAAAATTTCATCTCTAGTTCGCATTTTTGTTAACTTCCTCGAAGTCTACGACGAACTGATACTCCATCATGATCGCGGTGATCTCCGCTTCAACCATCCTGACTGAGTGTTCTAAGTCTGCGACTTCGTCCCTTAATCTCCTACGCTTATCTTTCGCCTTGGAGTATTGATCTACAAATTCTTGCGACTGGTCATCTGTTTTTGATAACTCCTCAAGACGTTCAGTGATTGAGAGGATGTCGTTCTCACACTTTTTTATCTGCTTGAGTATGTCTGATCGCTGCTCTGATAGTCTGTGAAAGTCTGCCTTTACTTTTTCAAAAGCCATCTGAATTCTATTCCTTTGGAAGAGGTTCGTATTTCTCGTATTTTGAACATACTTCCCTAGCTTCGTCGTCCAGCACTGTGCAATGCCAAGCACCGTCAGGTCTTGCGGTCGCGAAAGTGCAGGTGCTGCATTGCTTAGGAACCTCTCTTCCATTCCAGCAGACTCCTGCCTTGAAGCAACCTCGGCATCGCCAGTCTGTGCTGTCCTTACTGACCTTCCTAGCTGTGCCGCCAATGGCTCGTTCGATACGCTCTCTAATGTGTGCATATTCAAATTCATCATACTCAACTATCTCCGCATGATACTCGCTGTTGTTCTTATTGATCGCGATAAAGAATGACTCTTGGATGTTAGCCATACCCATCATCATCTGCACCTGAGCGAAGTACCTTGGGTGGCTATGCTTTACTCCCGACTTCTTAAACTTTGAAAAGGAAGCATCATTCATAGACTTGATTTCGAGTATCCGCATCTCGTCGTCACCCAGATCGACAAGCCCATCAGTGTGGCACACGACATGGCCACCCCAACTTTCGTATGTGTGCTGTCTTGAAGTAAGCGGGTCTACTTCCCAGACTCTCACGTCTGCCTTATTCTTCATGTCTTTGACAACGAAGTCTTCCAACATGTGGCCAAAGTTAAATATTCTTTTGAGTCTTGCGTCTGGCTCGTCATTCGGAAAGCCTCGCAAGTTGTACGCAAGCATGGCGTCGCATGGCGTACCGACAATGCTGGCACCAATGTACTGCCGAGCACGTTCTCTCGTGTCCTTGTTGTAACCTTCGTCGATCAGCTCGACTACTTTCAACGCTTTTTCTTGTTTCATCTTGCCTCACAAAGTTATGAGGGGGGGCAAGCTCCCCCCTCAATCTTTCTTAGAACGGTATCTCGTCGTCCAATTCTGGAGACGGTTTTGATTCTGCGTCGGGCAGCGGCAAAAAGTTTTTGATCTCAGAGTTCTGACGCTCACGACCATCTGTTCCTATCCATGGCTTACCCAACCCAACAACAACCTTGCAGCTCAACCCTTTTAGAGAACCAATATCTCCGGGCTTGTCTGGGTTGGGGTGTTTTCCGGCGGTCAAGAAAGACTTCAACTGACGCTGACCAATCTCCATGGCCTGAGCGTTTGAGTGGTACACGTTGAAGTTCATTCTGATCTCGCCTGAGCCAGACTTAGACTTAAAGTCTGCTACAACTTTCTTGTGCTTAGGGTTATTAGCGGCAGGTTCTATCTTAGCTTCAGTACACGTTACCTCGTGTTCTCCCGGCTCAAGGGACACACGGGACGGGCCTTCTGCCACACCACTCAGGTCTAGGCTATCGAAGCCATTCCATTCACTCATTTCTGATCTCCTTTAGTCTCAGAGTTTTTTGCTTTTTCAAAGGTTGCATGTTCTTCATCTGGCATAGCCATCCGTGCGAACAATGCAGTGATGTCGTCAACTTGCTCGTATGCTTTTAGCCTGTTCCGAGGGTCTCGAACTTTTCCGTGCCATCCAGAAACCTCGTCGGTAACAACGTATCGACGAACCTTCGGAGTGCCTTGATCGTTCTTTTCCGTGGCACGAACACCGCAAAGAACGTGGTCGAATAGCGCAGGGACATGCTTCGAGACGGAAGCCCCCTTCACTAGCGGCCAATATTGTGTGACATCGTTGGCGTCTTTTTCTTCCTTAGCCAGACAGGTCACATAGACGTGGATGGGTAGGTCTCTTATCCACTTGAGTGCGCCAAGCATGAGGCGGTTGTAGTCGCCCCACATGGCAAACCCGTTACTGTTGCCAGCGTATTCTTTTTCTAATGCTGATATAAGTTGCTCTGAAAGCTCTGTAAGTGAGTCAATCGCGATCCACTTGTATCCAGATTCTTTGAACTCGTCCGACGACAGCATCCGAATAATCCCGCGAAACGAGTAGACGTCTGCTTCGGGATCGTGGTTGCCGTCCCAAGACGTAAACGGAATGTAGTCAATAGCTACATCCTCTACAGACTTGAGGCCGCTTTCCCCGCTAAGAATTAGTCCTTTGCCATACCGCTTCTGAAAGTTTCGGCATTGAAATGTCTTGCCGAAACCATGGTGCGCATACAGTAAGACCTTGATTGGCCCATCACTCGCGAGTGAGCCTGTGCTCTTTGGCTTAAACATGCTTGATTACCTTTACTTTGGGTGAGTCTAGTTTGCGGGTAAGAGCAGCCTTGAGCATGACCTGATCTGATGCAGGCAGCCTTTGGAACTTACGCTTATCCACGGTTAATGTGCGCTTGACGTATTCAGGCACGTCTCCTTGTGAGAAGATTTCTTCCAGCTTTTTCTTGTCCCAAGTCCAACGCTCGCTTCGTCTTACAACAACCTCGAAGCCATCGGGAGTTGAGAGAGCAAGCTCGCCTTCTTCTTCAGGGAATAGTCTGGCCATTTCAGATTCTAACTTTGCGACTCGTTCACCCATCTCGTCGTATCTCTCCAACAGGTAGAAATACTCACTGGCCATGGGTTGCAGTCTGTCTGTTGCCATTTCAGCGGACGCTGACTTGGGCGTTAAGGAACCTTCTAAGATGTCCCAATCGTCTTCTATCATAAATGCCTCCTTTGGTTTCACCAGCATATCGTTTGGTGTCTTTACATACTCGGCAGGTGTATTATACGATAGACATCACAACTTGCAACCCCAATATGTCAGGAGAAAAAAATTGAAAGTTAAGCTGAATATCGAAGCACTCATCCAAGAGCTGGGAGGTGCCGCCAAGACTGCGGAGATTGCAGAGGTGGTCAGGACTGCCCCTTACTCTTGGATAAAGCGCAGGTACGTCAGCAGCCGCGTCCTTGAGAAGATCAAGGAGGCACGACCAGACTTAGACTTAGACACTTACTTTGACGAGGAACACCATGACAACAAAACTGGATGCGGCTCTTGAGTACCTAGAGCGCGGATGGTCGGTCATACCGATCAAGCCGGAAGGGAAAAGACCAGCAATTAAATGGAGAGAATACCAAGAACGCCAACCGACAGAGGAAGAGGTTGAGCAGTGGTGGACGCAATGGCCAGACTATGACATCGCTCTAATCACTGGCGAAATCTCAGGCGTTGTTGTTGTTGACTGTGACAACGAGGATGCCGCGCATGCGGCATTCGACGCTGGCATGAGATCAAACATCAAAGCCAAGACGAAGAGGGGTATCCATCTTTACTTCGAGCACCCGAAGGATGGAATCCGCCGTGGCCCGAGAGCAGGGGTCAACAGTCGGGGCGCGGATTGGCCGAGGATAAACGGGTTAGACTTCAGGGGTGATGGTAGCTATGCGCTACTTCCGCCCTCTAACAACTATCACTGGGACTACCCTCAGCACGTCTTTGACTGGGACGAAATGCCTGTCTGGCAAGACTGGAGGCCGTCAGTCAGTGTGCCTAACCCAGACGCAGACTTTCATTTTGAGTCGCTAGATTTGTCTGCGGTCACTCCGTATTCTCAAGAGGATCACATGTCAGAGTGGGATCGCACAGCCAAGTATGTCCGCGACACATTCCCGAC